AGTGGTCCTGTTGCTTTTATTCCTAACTATCAAACCAAAGATGCTATAAAAAATAACTTAATTAATTATCTCTTAACAAACCCAGGTGAAAGAATTGAAAATCCTTTATTTGGGGCTGGTTTAAGATCTTATTTATTTACTCAAATAACAGATAATGACCTTAGTTATATAAAAGAAGATTTACAAAGTAAAATTGAAGTAAATTTTCCAACAGTAAAATTAGAAGAGGTAGATGTATTACAAACCGTTAACACAAATACTATAAGAGTGATAATAAGCTACTCAATACCAAACACAGGTATAAATGATACTTTAGAATTAAATTTTAACTAATGGCAACACAGAATAACGACATAACATATATTAATAAGGATTTTAATGATATTAGATCCCAACTTATTAATTTTTCACAAACTTATTTTCCAAACACTTATACTGATTTTAGTCCTGCTTCACCTGGTATGATGTTTATAGAACAAGCAGCTTATGTTAGTGATGTTTTATCCTTTTATTTGGACAACCAAATTCAAGAAACATACTTGCAATATGCTAGAAATTTTGATAATTTATATGATCTTGCTTATATGTTTAGTTATAAGCCAAAAACAACAGGATTAGCAATAGTAGATGTTGACTTTTACCAACAATTACCTGCTAAAGCTGTAGGTAGTGAAACGGTACCTGATTTTAACTATGCTTTAAGAGTATTAGAAAACACAACAGTCTCTTCAGATAGTGGTGTTAAGTTTATAACACAAGAACCAATAGATTTTACTGTATCTTCATCTAATGATCCTACAACAGTATCTATTGCTCAGGTTAATAACGGTGAACCTACTTATTATTTATTGAAAAAAACAAGAAAAGCAGTTTCTGGTAATATATTATCTAAGAGTTTTAATTTAGGAGCTTATCAAGAATTTCCAACTATAGAATTATCGGGAACCAACTTAGCTAATGTTTTAAGTATTACAGATTCAGATGGTAATGAATATTATGAAGTTGATTATTTAGCTCAAGACTTAGTATATGATGGTATTAGAAATACAAATATCAATGATCCTAATAACTATTTAAATACTGATGCTCCTTATATTTTAAAGACCAAATCTACAAACCGTAGATTTATTACTCGATTTTTAAATAATCAAACTTTACAAATTCAGTTTGGTTCTGGAAAACCTCTTCAAATAGATGAAGAAGTAACCCCTAATCCAGATAATGTAGGTATAGGTTTACCATTTGGAGAAAATAAATTAACAACAGCATATAGTCCAACAAATTTTATATTTACAAATACTTATGGAACTGCCCCTAGTAACACAACATTATCAGTACGATATTTAGCTGGTGGGGGGACAAGTGCCAACATTGATGCTAATGCTTTAATTCAAATAGATACTGCTACTGTTCAATTTTTAAACGGGGATATAACTAATACACCAACAGCACAATTTATATTTAATTCTATTGCTGTAAATAACCCAATAGCTGCTAGTGGAGGTGGAGATGGTGATACTATAGATGAAATAAGACAAAACTCTTTATCTAACTTTAATACACAACAAAGAAATGTTACAGCAGATGATTATTTAATAAGAGCCTTAAGTATGCCTCCTAAATTTGGGGTAGTAGCTAAAGCTTTTACAACTAAAGCATCAATTCAGGATCCAGATACTATTTTAGATTTATATATTTTAACTCAAGATATTAATACTAAATTAACAAAATCTTCATCTACTATAAAACAAAACTTAAGATCATATCTTAGTCAATATAGGATGATTGGTGATACTGTTAACATAAAAGATGCTTTTATAGTTAATATAGGAGTAGAATTTGATATTATAACTTTACCTAATTTTAACAATAATGAAATATTAGCTAAATGTATAACAGCTATACAAAATTATTTCACTACAGATAAATGGCAAATAAACCAACCTATAGTACTAAGAAATTTAACAATTATTTTAGATAGAATAGATGGAGTACAAACAGTAGCTGATTTACAAATTATAAATAAAGCAGGTACATCCTCAGGGTATTCAGAATATGCTTATAGTATATCAAGTGCAACACAAGGAGGTGTAATTTACCCTTCATTAGATCCTTCAATATTTGAAGTAAAATATCCTAATGAAGATATAAAAGGACGAATAGTATCTTTAGGTACTGGTGCTTTTGGTTTTGGAGGATTTTAAAAAATAAAACATGGCAGTATATAAATTATTTCCCTTAAAAGACGCATCAATGTATGCTTTTTATCCCTTTATGAATACAGGGATAGACCCTATTATAGAAGTAGGTAACTTAAATGTAAACATTAACCCTGTACCTCAAGTATTTAGATATGTAATTGAATTTGATCAATCTGAAATTGAGGATATTATAGACAATAAAGTAGGAACTGGAAAAACATTTGCTAGTGGGTTGAAAGCTTATATAGCTAATGCACAAGGTGTAATTTTTGATACAAACCTAGAAATTTATCCTATATCAGGTTCGTGGAATAATGGTAGTGGTACTTATTTAGATTCTCCCTTTACTGTAAATGGTGTAAGTTGGAGAGCTAGAAACTTTTCAGCATCAGCAGCTTCAGGAGCCGAATATTGGAATTTAAATGTACCATCATATGCACCTTATGTAACATCTTCATGGTCATCAAGTATGGAAGGGGGAGGAACTTGGTATACAGGTTCAAATGATCCTAATAATACTAATGTAGCAACTTCGGTTGAATATAAATTAAGATCTAGTAAAGATTTGGATGCCAATGTTTCTGATATAGTAAATATATGGTATTCTAGTTCAAAAAATATAGGAGGGTATACTAATATAGTTAATGATGGTTTTATAGTAAAATGGGAAGATGCAATAGAATTCAATACAGCGGATGCAACCCAACCTATAATGCAATTCTATTCAGTAGATACAAATACAATTTACCCTCCCGTTTTAGAAATTAAATGGGATGATCAATCATTTGAAACAGGTAGCTTACCAGCTTTAGACACATCAGACATATTTGTCGCTTTAGATAATAATCCTGGAGTATTTTATAGTGAAAGTGTAAATAGGTTTAGACTAAATTGTAGACCAGATTACCCCGTAAGAAAATTTATGACTAGTTCAATAGATACTATAAATCATTACTTACCGAGTGGTTCATTATGGGCTATTAAGGATTTAGATACAAATGAATTTATAGTAAATTTTGATGAAAATTATACAAAAATAAGTTGTGATCCTACAAGTAATTATTTTGATATTTACATGGCTGGGTTACAACCAGAAAGATATTATAAAATTTTAATACAAACCACTATTAGTGGAAGTACTTTAGTTAAAGATGATAATTATTATTTTAAAGTTGTTAATGGATAATGGCAGAAGAAAGTATAGACCTTAGAAAGGAAGTTTTTAATAAAGCACAATATATCAAAACTATTAACACCAGTTTTGATCAATTTGGTGCTACAACTATAACCGAAGATTTAGAAACTCAAACAACTGTTGAAGAATTCTTTGGATTATATAATTCTCTTTTTTATGATATACCGGCACTGGGAGAAACTAATTCTCATGATTATTTAGTTAAAACTAGTGGTGATTATATTAATTTTGATGAAATAAATGAAGAAGTAAAGGCGCTACAAGCAGAAATAGCTCAATTAAGACAAGATTTACTTAATGCTCAAATGGAAAACATTCAAAATGTGGCAACACAATCCAATGATCCAGTTACAGATGCTTTATTAAAACAGACTAATACTATATTAAATACATCAAATGCTCAATTAGTAGAAACTAATACAACTTTAGAAGAAAATACTCCTACATCAACAAATAATGGAGGAAGTTATTAATAATATTAGATAAGATATGACATTAGAAACAATAATAAATCCTTTAGATCCTGATACTTTTGAGTACCAGACATATTCTAACTCAGATGAACAATTAATAGTTCAATCTTCTCTTGATACTGTATTTACTCCAACTACTGATTATATAGAACATTATGTATATGATCAAAACAAAAAGTTAATATACCCAGCAGTTACAACCCCTTTAATTAACTATAATGTAAGAGAAGGTGATGTATTATTAGATCCTGCTACCAATTTAGAAGAATTAGGTTTTGATGTAGGTGTTTATAGTATATTATATACTTTCTATAGAAAAAGAGGTTCTTCGTCTACTACAGATAAGTATTTTATATCTGAAATTTCCTCAGATAGAACTGAAATAAGACTAGATAGTAATACTATTGAAAATGAAGATATAATTTCTTCGATTAATGATTTTATTGAATATAGAGAAGAACAAACTTATTTTGTTGATTTTTACTTAAACTTTGGTCAGAATAAAACTATTATTGCTAACAATATACAGTTAGAAACTGAAGATAATATTGATCCTACAGTTTTAATAAAACTATATGAACCTTTACCTTCTAATTTTAATATAAAAGATGAATTATGGTTAGTAGAATTATTATCACTACCACAGGCATATGAAGTAGATTTTCCATTTCAACCTATTGTAGACGAAGATTTTACTTATATAGCTGGTACAAATTATAGTTTAAATGTAACTGGACAAACATCGACTCTTGGAGAATTATTTTCGTATAATACTCTACTAAATTCAGATGTAACTAGTTCAATAAACCAAATACAAAGTTTATTAAATGAAAAAGAAATAAATATAAATATTGATTATGAAAATTATTCAAACTTTGTAAATTTTAGTTCTGCAAAAACAAGACTAGAAAACTTTTTTTATAAAGTAGAATTAATTCAATCTAAAAATATAGAATTAGCTTCTTTAACACATACTGTAACTAGTAACACAACAAATACCTTTGCATACTCTGAAAGTATAACAAATTTATCTAGTCAAATTGATACTATTATTAAGAATTTTGATGGGTATGAATATTTTCTTTACTTTAATAGTGGATCGGATTGGTCATATCCAAAATCTACTTTATCCCCTCCATATACTTTATATCCAACTAGTAATACTGAAGTTCAATCTTGGATAACTTCATCAGCTGCTTCTGCTTCTGCTTATGATATAGAAAATAAAGATTGGTTATATTATTCAATCCCAGAATATTTAAGAGAAGACCCAGCAAATAGAAATTATGAATTATTTGTTGATATGGTTGGTCAATATTATGATAATGTTTGGACTTATACTAAAGACGTAACAAATAAATTTGATGCTGATAACCGTCTAGATTACGGTATTTCTAAAGATTTAGTAGCAGATGCTATTAAAGATTTTGCAGTTAAATTATATTCTAATAATTTTAATACCGATGATTTATTTACTGCTTTTTTAGGAATCACCCCATCAGGAAGTGCTTTTCCTTTCCCAAATATGACTGGCAGTTTACCAACACCCACTGGGTATGAGTATGTAAATACTGAAATATCTGCTTCAAATGATATAGTCCCACAAGACGATGTAAATAAGTCATTATATAA